CAGAAGCAGAGAGTATCCTTATGACACAATACATAAGTATGTGTGGCTTAGTAGGGGCATATTTTGGTTTTAGTGCGTTAGGTGGTAAGAAATGATTCAAGCAAATGGGTGGGAAAATCACGAAGAAACATTTGAAGAAGCATTAAGAAGAGAATTACTAGCTGCTAGAGAAACTATATTTATATTACAAGATGATTTAAAAGAATTAACTAAAGCATACTATACTATATTAAAAGAAAATGAAAAATTAAAAAGGACACATTAATGGAAACATTTACTGATAGATTAAGAGAGGAACTTAAAATAGATGAAGGATGTAAATACGAAGTATATCTGGACCACCTTGGACTACCTACATTTGGTATCGGACATCTTATTACTGAAAAAGACCCTGAACACCAAATGGGTATTGGCACACCGATTGATGAAATACGAGTCAACGAAGCGTTTGAACAAGACGTATACGTAACAATAGGCGAATGTAAAAAACTATTTGATGATTGGGATAAACTACCTGAAGAAGTTAGATTGATTATAGCTAATATGATGTTTAATATGGGTAGACCTAGACTATCAAAGTTTAAAAAAATGATACAGGCTATACATGATGGTAATTGGTTAGAAGCAGGTTATCAGATGAAGGATTCAAGATGGTACAAACAAGTAACAAATCGAGCAGACAGACTTATATCCCGGATGCAGGGAGTAGGCTTGAGTTAGAAAGACAAAAGCAAAGAAAAGAACATATTAAAAATTTAATAGAACTTTTTAAACCTAAAGAAAGAAAGTTTACAAAACATGGCTAGAAAATTAACAGAAAGACAACAAAGATTTCTTGATGCATTATTTACTGATGCTAATGGTAGTATTAAAGATGCTAAGATTATTGCAGGATATTCTCCTACTACGAATAATCAAGAAATAATACAGTCTTTAAAAGAAGAGATATTAGAAGCTACACAAATATATATGGCAAGTAATGCACCAAAGGCTGCAATGGCAATGGTTGGTGGTTTATATGACCCTACAGAATTAGGTATAAGAGATAAAATGACTGCAGCTAAAGAACTGTTAGATAGAGCAGGACTTGTAAAGACTGAAAAAATGCAGGTAGAAAGTACAGGTGGTGTAATGTTATTGCCACCTAAGAATGAAAGCAGTGATGACTAGAAGTTTAGGTAAGTGGAAACTACCACAGCCTACTGATATGAAAGAAGATTCAGAATGGCTACAGATACCTAGAATAGCTAGGACTATTCCATTTGGGTATAAACAGAATGAAGAAGACCCTGAAATATTAGACCCCATAGAATTAGAACTAGAAGCATTAGAGTTAGCACGAAAACATATAAAACAGTATTCATATAGAGAGGTTGCTAATTGGCTAACAACAAAAACAGGAAGACAGATATCACACGTAGGTTTAAGAAAAAGGTTGGCAAATGAGCAACAGCGTAAGAACAAAGCTAAAACTCTCAAAATCTGGGCTGACTACGCAACGAAAGCAATCGAGAAAACGAAAGCCATCGAAACCCAAAGAACAGGTGCAAGAACTTAAAAAACCTGTTAAGCCTAGTTTAGATGTTATTGAAAGCGTACCTGAACAAGAACACAATGTAGCATTTAAACCTAATAAAGGTCCTCAGACAGAGTTTCTTGCAGCAGATGAAAGAGAAGTTCTATACGGAGGAAGTGCAGGAGGTGGCAAGTCGTTTGCCATGTTAGCAGACCCACTAAGATATATGGGTCATCCACAGTTTAGTGGATTGTTATTAAGACACACAACAGAAGAATTAAGAGAACTTATATTTAAGTCTCAAGAGTTATATCCACAAATATGGAAAGGCATCAAATGGTACGAGAGAAAGATGCAATGGGTAGCACCGTCAGGTGCAAGACTATGGATGTCTTATCTTGATAGAGATGAAGATGTCATGCGTTATCAGGGTTTAGCATTTAGTTGGATAGGCTTTGACGAATTAACACAATGGGCAAGTCCATTTGCTTGGAACTATATGCGTTCTAGATTACGTTCTACAGCAAAAGATTTACCAATTTATATGAGGGCAACAACAAACCCCGGTGGTATAGGACATATGTGGGTTAAGAAGATGTTTATTGACCCTGCTCCATATGGAAAGTCATTTGATGCAACAGACATTGAAACAGGAGAAGCCCTCAAGTATCCAGCAGGACATCCTAAAGCTGGGAAATCTTTATTCAAGAGGAGATTTATTCCTGCAAGACTATCAGATAATCCATACCTCTCTGAGTCAGGAGACTACGAAGCAATGCTTCTCTCTTTACCAGAGCAACAAAGGAGACAGTTACTTGAAGGCGATTGGGATATTAAAGAGGGTGCTGCTTTTACCGAGTTTAATAGGGATATACATGTGGTTGAACCTTTTCATATCCCTAGTAATTGGGTTAAGTTTAGGGCTTGTGACTATGGTTATGGGAGTTATTCAGGGGTTTTATGGATTGCTGTCGCACCTAGTGAACAACTTATTGTTTATCGTGAACTATACGTGTCAAAGGTTCTTGCGACGGATTTAGCAGATATGGTTCTAGATTTAGAATCAGAAGATGGTAATATAAAGTATGGAGTATTAGACTCTAGTTTATGGCATAAAAGAGGTGATACAGGACCTTCATTAGCAGAGCAGATGATAATGAAAGGTTGTAGATGGAGACCATCAGATAGAAGTAAAGGTTCTCGTGTATCAGGTAAAAACGAAATACATAGAAGATTACAAGTTGATGAGTTTACAGAAGAACCTAGACTAATATTTTTTAACACTTGTACAAATATAGTAGCACAATTACCTTCTATACCTTTAGATAAAAAAAATCCTGAAGATGTAGATACAAAAGCAGAAGACCATTTGTATGATGCTTTAAGATATGGGGTTATGACTAGACCAAGATTTAGTATATTTGATTATGACCCACATGGAAGACCATCATCAGGTATGAAAGTTGCAGATGCAACATTTGGATATTAAGGAAACATTATGGCTGAAGACAATGAATTATTAATGGAAGAAGATGCTATATCTTTAGAAGATACATCGGACTCAGAAACGCAAGATGTTGACGTAGGAAATCTAGTTGGATATGTTCAGGGTCAGTTTAAAAAAGCAGAAGACTACAGAGAGCAAGACGAAGATAGATGGACAAGAGCATATAGAAACTACAGAGGTTTATATGGTCCTGACGTACAGTTTACTGAAGCAGAAAAATCTAGAGTATTTATAAAGATTACAAAAACAAAAACTCTTGCAGCTTATGGTCAGATTGTTGATGTATTATTTGGTGGTAATAAATTTCCTATTAGTATTGAACCTACAGAATTACCTGATGGTGTTGTGGGTGATGTTAGTTTTGACCCAAAAGAACCTGAACAACTTAGAAGACAAGATGACATATCTTCTCCATATGGGTTTGAAGGAGATGGTAAAGAATTACCTGCAGGTGCAACAGCAAAAAGTTTAGAAGAAAAGTTAGGTCCTGTAGAAGATAAATTAAAGGATGTAGAAGGATTAAAAGAAGGTGTAGGAAAAACACCTACATCCGTAACATTTAGTCCTGCAATGATTGCTGCTAAATCTATGGAAAAGAAAATTACTGACCAACTAGAAGAATCAAATGCTAATAAACATTTACGTAGTACAGCATTTGAAATGGCATTATTTGGTACAGGTGTAATGAAAGGACCTTTTGCAGTTGATAAAGAATATCCTAATTGGGATGATAATGGTAATTATAATCCTGTATTTAAAACTGTACCTCAAATAAATAATGTATCTTTGTGGAACTTCTATCCTGACCCTGATGCAAGGAATATGGAAGAAGCTACTTACGTTGTAGAACGTCATAAAATGTCTCGTTCTGAATTACGTGGCTTAAAAAGAAGACCTTACTTTAGAGACCAAGTTATAGAAGAAGCTATACTAGAAGGTGAAAACTATATAAAGAAACATTGGGAAGATGATTTGTCTGACTATGCACCTGAATATACTATCGAAAGATTTGAAGTATTAGAGTATTGGGGTGTTGTAGATATGCAAATGCTTCTAGATGATGGTGTAGAGATACCAAAAGAAATGCAAGACTTTGATGAAGTTCAATGTAATATATGGATTTGTAATGGTAGATTGTTAAGAGTAGTAATCAATCCATTTAAACCTGCTTCTATACCTTACATGGCATCACCATATGAACTTAACCCATACTCTTTCTTTGGTGTAGGTTTAGCTGAGAACATGGATGATACACAAACTCTTATGAATGGTTTTATGAGAATGGCTGTTGACAATGCTG